TCACTATGGTGAGCGCCCTGTTCACACTCAACCATTTATCCCTGAAGGAGTTGTTGGAATTGATTGGTTTTTACATGACACTGAAACTCGTGCGACAACAGCGCAGGTCTTGGAAGCGGAAAATAAAAGACTTGAAGACCGCTAAATGACAAAAGCGTACCATTTATGGTACGCTTGCGCCATTATTTAGCAGTAAACTTTTGGCCTCGGAACCAAGCAGTTCCGTTGTTTATCTGAACCAATTCAAAAAACGGCTCTTCATTCTCAAGCGTGACAACACAGATACCTTGCTGCCAGTTCTCCCAGAAGGTATGAGGTTTACCATCGACTCCCGTTGCGCCGTTGACGCTTGGTACAGCCCCGTCAACTCGGCAGAGGCAGCCTGGTGATACAGCGACAGATTTAATTGACCCTGCTCGGTCATAAACAGTTTTTGACTGTAGTTCCTGTCTGTGGACGTGTCCAAAAATGGTTGAGATGTGGGGGTCTGCGTTGGTGTAGGCTGCTGCGGTAGAACCACCTGACCTGACTTTGTTGCCGTGTACAGCCCTAAGGCTTTGCGTGAGCCAGAAAGCGCCCGCTGGGTAGGCGTCAATGTATTCAACCCCAATTTCATCAAGTCGTAGTAAGTAAGGTATGGACATCACAGGTAGTTCATCTGCGTTTGCCCGCTTCAACCCGTAGGCTGCTGCAGTATTTATCATAACGAACTTTTCCATGCGACGGTCATGGTTACCTTCGATAAGAACAATGTGTGCATCTGGTCCTGCTGCTGCACGCTGCTCCTGCAAGAACTTGTGCCCACGGTTGAAAGCGTACTGAGTCATACCAGCAAATGCTGGCTCCTGCTCAAAACGTCCCTGCGATGGCAAGTCCAAATAGTCGCCAAGGTTTATTACGCCATCAACCTTGTCGTTGTGATACAACCAGTTAGTGATTTGCAAAGCAACATCCATTGCTCTCTCATCATGGAACGGGTCGAGCACACCGTCGAAGTTGCGGTAACCAATTTGTGGGTCAGGTAGCACAACCCAAGACTGGTGTTTTGCTTTTGACTTCTTTGGTTCTTTAGGGTTGTTGATAACAACTGGTTGCGCTGCGGTCACAGGCTGCCATGATGGCGATGGGTAAAGGTTATCTAACACAGCAGCACGCTTTGTTTCTGTGCTTACGCACTACACCTTCACTCACTTGGAAACCTCTGTTGGTTAGTTCCTTGGCTAGTGCAAGGTTTGACCAGCGGACGTCCTGTAAAGCGTCTAACAAAATTTTCAAATCCGCTGGCTCTAGGTCTGTTGCACGTTGCATCACGGCACACAAACTTTCTTTAACTGGTGGGGTCAATCCCTCTAACATTGTCCGTCTCCTCAATGTAAACATCCCAATGCCCTTCAGGGCATGAGGCGTGGGGCAAACTTGCCTTAGCATCCATAATACAACCACATTTGCGACATTGGTGTGTAATCTTCATGAAAAATGGGCAAGTTTGGCAAATGGCTAAACGTTCGCTTTTTACCTCATCTGGCACCCTACCAATATTTGGGTCCAGCATGTCCCAGACACGGGCTGGGCGTTTCAGTGGCGGTATCTTAGGCAGTGGCTTCTTCATGTTTGAACTCTCCGTCAACGTATAGCAAACCAATGTGGACGCCATTTTCTGGCTCGAACTTAACAAACGTTGGCTGAGCCAAGAACATGTCAGCCAACTTATCCTGGGCACGCAAAATCTCATACACCTTGCCATCTAGAATTACGGCAATGTGGTGCACGTCAATGTCCTTAGGTGGCTCATTGATGTAAAGTTCCTGCTGCTTCCAGAATTTGTCAATGACCAGTTTCTTCAGGATTTGAAGCGTGGTCAACTGAATATAGTCAGCCTTCTTCTCGGTGTAAATCTTTGCACCTGACGGCTTCTTGCGTGCCATTAGTTGTATTCCTTTCGGTGCCACATGGTTTTCTTGTAACTGCGTGCAGGGTCACGAACAACAGAAGCGTGTGCCTCTAGGCTGTCAGCATAGCCCTGATTGTTTTTAGTCATCTTCCACGACACCCGTTTGATTGGGATAATCTGGGCAAATGGTGTGCCCTTAGGGATTGTCCCTTCGAAGTCTTCACGGATGTAGAAAGGTATGTTGCCTGCACCCCAGAACTCGTCTGTGTCCATGATGCCTGACATGATTTTGAATGGCAGGTCATCACGGTTCAATGGTGGGATTACTAGCGTTGAGTAGTTTCGTGGAGTTTTCCAGCCCCACAATCCAGCAAACACCAAATGGTTTGGTAGGTAGCCTGGGATACGTGGCATTGTTGAACCCATCTCATGTGGGCGTTCATCGATGAACTGTCCAATCTTGTCAGACTCCCAATCAAGTTTCAGGCTGCCATCCTCATAACGTGAAACATGAATGTCCACGGGAATAGTCAAAGCGTAACCGCTAATCATGGCATCAAGATAAGGGATGCACTTTTTTAGTCCAGCCATTTTCTTGTAGTCATACTTCGCTGACTGAAAATGGGTTTCAGCCTTACGATACCACTCAGGCAAAAAGTTCTTGATTGGTTGTGGCTGACCTGCACCGCCGTGCATACGGTTTGATACGAAAGAAATAATACGCATGTCGTCTCCTTTGGTTGCGTTTACTTAGTGAATGTGCCCGTCGTGGCGTCATACTTGTCGCCAATGGCAACCTCAGCCTTGTCCACCTGGACAAAGGTTGGCTGCGACATGAACTGGGCTGCAGAGTTGCCATCAGTGTTAAGCACCTGATACACGGTGCCGTCAATGATTAAGGCGATGCTGTAGTCCAGGTTGTTCTCGTCGATTGACGCTAGTTCTGGGATTTCTGGTAGTGGCATGATTATCCTTAAGGGTTCGTTTCTATTGTAGTTGATGCAATGGTGCTGCCTTGGTTATAGGCCGAAGGTGAAATCATTAGCCCAAACTTTTTAGTAGTAGTTGGTGACGACGGAGTGTATGTCAGGTCTGACCCAATCTGTGTAGTCATACCAGCATCTGAATAAGGCTTAATAGTAATTGCTGACCCAGAAGTCTTGACCTTAAATGCTGCTGCCACGTTCGCAATAGTCCAGTTAGTAATCTCAGTGACAGTGTTCGATACGGCCTGAAGCACACGAATATATTGCGGATAACAGGTTGAACAAGAATATGTGTAGCCTGTGCAACCAGATGCGGTGCAACCATAAGCAGTACAACCATAACCTGAACATGTATTTGAGTAACTGGTGCACCCAGTTCCAGTACAACCATAAGCGCCACAAGCGTATGGTGGATAGCGGTTATAGAACACGCAGCCATAACCCGTGCAACCATAACCTGAGCATGATGAGGAATAACTTGTACAGCCGTAGCCTGTGCAACCGTAGCCTGTGCAACCATAACTTGAGCAGACGTTGGTACAGTTACATGACACGGCCTCTTGGCGCATGCCAACAGCCCACCAGTTGTTAGCATCAGTGACCCACAAAGCAGCAGTAGCGCCCTGTGCAGAAGAAACAACTGACACAGTTGCGTTGCTATAAGGCATGTCCTGAGTCACCATAGGGTAACTTGATGCAGAAGTTGAAGTGGCAGCAGCGCCTGGGGTTACGTTCCAAGTACCACGGTCAGTGTTCCATTTAGAGCCGTCGGTGGCTATGCCCATACCCGTCGAGGTTCGCTGAAAAGTGTCAACAAACTTCTTGCGGACAGCAGCAGCAATAGGGTAAAGAGTTCTCATAGTGTCAAGTCTCCAGAGAGAATCCAAGTATCGGTGGCACGCTTCAGCAACATGGCCTGTGACCATTGGGCACGAGTCTTAGTTCCTGGCGTATAGTTCAAAGTTACACCACCTGCAGCAGCAACCGTAACCTGACCTGCACCAATCTGGGTTAGGTAGATAGTTGTGCCCACATCAAACGCCACGCTGGCGTTAGTTGGAATAGTAACAGTAATGGCTGACGAGTTGTTTAGTTCAACCATCTTGTTCTTGTCAGCCAACACGAGCGTGTAAGTTGTGCCTGTTTGTGAGTTGAATGCGGTAACAGTTGGGGCATCTGCACCTGCGGGCCCTGTCGCACCCGTTGCACCTGTCGCTCCTGTCGCACCCGTTGCTCCTGTTGGGCCTGCTGGACCTTGAATACCCTGTGGTCCTTGTGCACCTGTTGCACCATCAGCACCTGCTGGGCCTTGCGGGCCTGTTGCACCTGTTGGGCCTGCTGGACCTGTTGCACCATCAGCACCATCAGCACCATCAGCACCATCTAAACCATTTGCACCTGCAGGCCCTGTTGCACCTGTTGCACCCGTTGGTCCTGCTGGCCCCTGTGGACCTGTTGCACCATCTGCACCCGCAGGCCCTGTCGCACCCGTTGCTCCTGTTGGACCTGCTGGTCCCTGTGGACCTTCTGGACCCGTTGGCCCTGCTGGTCCCTGTGGACCTGTTGCGCCCGTTGCACCATCTGCACCTGGCACACCCTGGATACCTTGCGGACCAACCTGTGTATACATAACCTGTGAAACAGTTGTAATGATTGATGGCACACCAGGTGATGGTGACGCTGCAGCAATGTAAGGCAAAGAAACATCAGTCGAAGAAGCAGTCCAAGCAATTTGCACCACGTGGCCTGCCAGTGCCTCAGCAACAAAATTCAACGTTAAGACAGAAAGGCTTGGTTCACTGCCTTTCTTGGTTGGCAAATCAATTTCGGTAGATGAATCAGGGTAGGCTACGCCGTTGCTGATAATCCAAAACTTTGCTTTATGCACAGCGTTGCTATTGTTAGCAATCTGGACAGAAAATGTCAGGCTGTAAACACCTGGTTCCTCAATAATGATGTCAGTGTGGTTAGTGTCTACGTAAACATTCAAGCCACCTGCTTCACTGTTCATCTTTGCAAGATGAGTGCTTGTGGTGTTGGCTAAGGTTTGGGTTGTTGTGTCATAGAAACTACCCCAGTGACCTTGCGCTCCACCTGCACCAGGGTCACCCTGAACACCCTGAGGTCCAGTATCACCAGTGTCACCCTTGTCACCTTTTTCACCCTGAATACCCTGAATACCCTGAGGACCTTCAACACCCTGAATACCCTGAGAACCTTGCGGACCAGTTGCACCAGTTGCACCAGTTGCACCAGTAGGCCCAGTATCGCCTGTGTCACCCTTGTCACCCTTGATGCCCTGAATACCCTGCGGACCAGTCTCACCCTGCGGACCTGTTGCACCCGTGTTACCAGTGTCACCCTTGTCACCCTTGACACCTTGAATACCCTGCGGACCAGTAGGTCCAGTAGCGCCCGTTGCACCCGTGTTACCCGTGTCACCCTTGACGCCCTGAATACCCTGAGGCCCCTGAGGTCCAGTGTTACCAGTGTCACCCTTGTCGCCCTTGTCACCTTTATCGCCCTGTGGGATAGTCAGGTTCAAAACTTGGTCAGGTGACGTGCCAGTAATCTCAGCATCAGCAGAAGAACCAGCATCGCCAGTAAAGACGGTGCCAATGGTTAAAGTGTTTGCTGGACCCGCTGGACCTTCAGGACCATCTGGACCCTCTGGGCCTGTTGGGCCTGTTGCACCTGCTGGACCTGTCGCACCCGTGTCGCCCTTAGGTAGTACAAGGCTGAGCGTCTGTGTTGGGGCTGTGCCTGTAATAGTCGCATTGGCTGTAGCCCCCGACGTAACAGTTCCAATAGACAAAGAGTTGGCTGGGCCAGTCGGACCTGTAGCACCCACAAGGGAATCTAACCAGTCATTTACAGTACCGACAAAACCTTCGGCTATTGCAATCTGGTAAGCGGATAAGCCCGCTACGCCTTGGGTGAAATAGGGCAGGCTGACCCAGTTCGATGTGCCGTCTCCAATTTTGACCTTAAGAGTATCGTCCTCAACACCCATCTCGCCATCAGCAAGAACAGGGTTAGCAGAAGTCCACGAGGCTGCTGCGCCACGACGCAACTGAATAATTACTGCCATTAGATTCCTCCGCCGTCAAGGTGTGGGATAGGTCCATAAATAGTATCAGGATAGCCACCATCAACATTCATCCAACCACCCTCAATATCAGAAAACTTAATCCTGACAGAATCTTTACCATTGTGGCTGTGGTTACCTGCTGCTGCCTGTGTAGGCTTAATACCCAAAGTGTGGTGCTGCGCCTGTGCACTAGAATCCTTATCAGAGTTAATGTGTAAAGCATTAACTTCTTCAGAATTGAGCACAGGAGACATGCTACCATTGTAGCGTAAAGGAGACGACCTTGAGTAAAGCAAAAGACATCGGCACACGAGCCGAAACAGCAGTAAGAAACTACCTGCTAAGCACGGGCTACAACCCGCTAGACGCACACCGCAACGTCCTAAAAGGCACAGCCGATGAAGGCGACGTCTGGCTACGAGAATCCTACGGACTAATCGTATTCGAAATCAAAGGCGGTAAGATGGCTAAAGAAGCATCCTACGGTCAAGTCGAAAAATGGATGCAAGAAGCAGAAACGGAGAGACACAATGCTTCAGCCAAATTTGGTTTTCTTGTTACTCAACGTGCTGGTGTTGGTTACCCTAGGGCTGGTGAATGGTGGGCTTACGCCAAAGTTCAGGACATTATCTATCTGCGTACTCACCTTGACGTTATTGACGAATCTATTGTTCGCCTCCGTCTCAGCGACCTAGTAAAACTAATACATGGCTAAAGACTCATTCGACCTACAAGACGTCCTACTCCAACTAGGAGAAGGACTATCTGAGTCTGTCCACACCCCCAACCTCTACGACTACAAAGCCTCAGATAAGCAGCAACTATTTCACCAAATGCAACAAAAAGCCCGCCTATACATTGGCGGTAACCGTTCAGGAAAGTCCCTCGGCTCAACCATCGAAGGCATCTACTACGTCACCAAAACCCACCCGTTCCGCAAAATGCCAGACGAACCAGTGCGAGGCCGTGTCGTAGCCGTTGACTTCTTGAACGGTGTTGATAAGATTATCCTTCCACTATGGAAACAATGGCTGCCCAAAAAATACCTAATCAACGGTAGTTGGGAACAGTCATACAGCCGTGAACGTCACGTTCTAACCCTAAACAATGGGTCATTCGTAGAGTTCATGTCCCAGGACCAGGACCTCGACAAGTTCGCAGGTTCATCACGCCATTTCGTGCACTTCGACGAGGAGTGCCCTAAATCAGTCTGGCTGGAATGTTTAGCCCGTCTTGTCGATACAGACGGAGACTGGTGGATGTCACAGACCCCTGTGCAAGGAATGGAATGGATTTTTGATGACGTTTATCAGCCTGCCAAAGATGGCACCAAAGACATCGGCATTGTTGAAGCAAGCATGGAGGATAACCCTTCGCTTAGTAAAGAGGCCATTGACAGGTTCATGGAGAACCTCAGTGAAGAAGAGCGTCTCATCCGCAAGAACGGACAGTACATCCATCTTGGCGGTTCAGTCTTTCCAGAATTCAGCCCTGTTACACACTGTATACCTAGAGGGCAGTTCAAACCCACTGCAAGACATCGAATTATTCGAACAATGGATTCGGGATACACCAACCCCACAGTCTGGCTGTGGATGGCAGTTGACGAAGATGGAACTATTGTCGTCTTCAAAGAGCATTACCAATCGAAATGGAATGTTGAGCAGCACGCCCAGGTAGTGAACCGTTGGACCAAGGAAATCCTCAAAGAGTCTGGCGCAGAACTCTTCCTCACTACAGGTGACCCAGCCATCAAACAAACCAAAGAGCACACTGGCACGTCTATCCTGCAGGAATACGCCAAGCACGGCATCTATCTGGCTGTGGATAACATCCCTACAGACCGCCGAATTGGGTTAGAAAAGATTCAGCAATACATGAAAATCAACCCAAAAACTAAAAAACCTTACCTAATGATTACGGACGACTGCCCACAACTAATTGCAGAACTCCCTAAACTAAAATGGAAAAAACACGCATCTGCTAGAGTGGCAGAGCAAAAGAATAAACTAGAAGACATACGAGACAAAGACAATCACTGCTATGATGCTCTTAAGTACGCCATGACATTCATGGACGACTTGACACCAGAGAAGCAGTTCAGTGCTTCCAAACGAGACGAATTCCACCGTGAGTTCAGAGGACACTTCGGGGCAACCGAAAAGTTCAAAGAATACGATGATTCATCCGAATGGGGCGACAATTGGCGAGGCGTAGCCTCAGTTAGAGAGTTAGAAGGATGAGACAGTTCAACGTTTTTGAAAACGGTGCACCATTCCCAGGTACCTGCGTAGGGTGCCGAAGCAACATAAAACTATTCGACCTAGGCACAGACCTAATTTCAGGCGGTAACGCCATGATTTGTGCCCAGTGCGTAAACGACTTGGCAGAATTTGTAGGCCAAGCACCTAAACAGCCTTTGCTTGACGAAATCACTAAACTAAAGGCTGAAATTGTTTCACGTGAAACAGAACTAGAAAAAGTACCAAGCCTAGTAGAGGGACTTATTAATGGAATTCGTAGTAGCGTTACTGATTTTGTCTTCGCTGTTTCTTACAGCAGTAGTGTTAGCAGCGAGGAGCCTGTTCAAGAGCCTGAGCCAAGCGAGCCAGGACCAGATAAAACTGAGCAAACTCCAAAACGACACGATAAAGCACCTAAGCAACCTGCTGGCAAGTAAAGACCCTTTAGCGTTCCAGCAAGTTCAATCAGTCACAGTTGAACCAGAAACACGGTATACTGGACCATATCTATCTGGCGATGAGATAGAACTATTGGAACAGCAAGAAGCGGAAATGCTCAAAGCGTGGAAGTCTCTAGCAGACGACGTGGAATAAGGTTATGGCTAACGACATATTTGGCAGCGACGGAAACCTCGCAGGTGGTGCACCTGTAGAGGGAGACATGACCGATAGTGCTACTCTCAACAAGTTCAAAAAGCAAGAAGATGCCAAGAAACTAGTTGCATGGGTAAAAGCCGAATACGAGAAGTGCAAGCAGGCCCGCAAGTCTGAAGAACAAGAATGGTACCTAAACATCTCGTTCTACAACGGATACCAGTACCACTCATGGCGTAACGTTGGCAACAACCAGTTGCTTCAGGAAGAGCCAAACCCTCAAGGTTTGCCACGTGTAACCGTCAACCGCATCGAGCCAGTAATCCGTACCGAGATTGCTAAGACAACCTCAGGCCACCCATCAGCCACCGTAGCCCCAGCATCTAACGATGACGACGACCTTATGTCTGCCTCTGCAGGTGAACAGGTCTGGCAGTCAATCTACGACAAGCACTCTTTCCAGACCAACGTGCTACAGAAGGCTGAGTTCTGGCGTGCAACCACAGGTAACGCATTCATCAAAACCTACTGGGACTCAAGCGTCAAAGAGGTAACCCCAACAAGCGTTCAAGACCCATACACAGGTCAGAAGCAGGTTATCCAGCAGGTCACCTCTACTGGCGACGTAGCCTTTGAAGTGGTCTCACCATTCCACCTATTTGTTCCAGACCTATCAGAAGAAAACATTGAAGCACAACCATACGTATTCAATGTCTATACAAAGTCGGAGCAGTGGGTTCGTTCAACCTTCGGCAGCGTTCTACCAAAAGACTTCAAGCCAACTAAGGTTTCAACCAGCGAAATCCTAGACGCAGCCCTAATGGACATGCGAAACGTGGACAACGCAAAGCCTGACGCTGTGCTAGTTATCGAAATGTGGTGCAAGCCAAACGGTAACCCACACATGCCAAACGGTGGACTAGTCACCATTGTTGACAACGAAATTGTTCAGTTGGCAGAAAACGGCATCCCATACGCTCACAAGCAGTACCCGTTCGCTCACCTTTACAGCATCCCGACAGGTAAGTTCTACCGTCGTTCAGTGGTCAAGTCATTGATTCCTATTCAGCGTGAATACAACCGTCTGCGCTCACAAATCATCCACGCTAAGAACCTCATGGCTAAGCCACAGATGATGTACACAGAAGGCTCTGTAGACCCACGCAAGATTACCGCACGTGCAGGTATCTGGATTCCTGTCCGCCCAGGTTTCACAAACCCAACCCCAGTCCCTCTGCAGCCATTGCCTAACTATGTGCTCAATGAAGTTCAGCAGTTGCACTCAGACTTCGAAGACCTATCAGGTCAGCACCAAGTCTCACGAGGCGAATCAGGTGGCGTAACTGCAGCAACCGCAATCAACTACCTACAGGAACGTGACGACGCCTACCTAACCACCGTCTTCTCATCAATTGAGGCAGCAATCGGCAAGGTCGCTAAACAGTCACTAACCCTTTTTGTACAATATGTACAAACCCCACGCCTAGTAAAAACTGTTGGAACCGACGGAGCATTTGACGCAACAGTCCTATCAGGTGCAGACATTGCATCAGGTACAGACATCCGTATCGAATCAGGCTCAGCCCTACCAACGTCAAAGTCTGCACGCCAAGCCCTCATCACCGAATGGATGAAGATGGGCTTTTTGCAGCCACAAGACGGTTTGAAGATTCTAGACATGGGCATGCTGAAGCAGTTCTACAACGTCATCAAGATTGATGAAAACCAGGCTCAGCGTGAGAACCTAATGATGAAGCGCCTAGATGACCAGACCATCCAGCAGTTCCAGATGCAATGGGAGCAGGGCGCAGCAAACGGAGAACAAGACAAGATTGTCCCAGGTCAAGTAGACGCAAACGGTCAGCCAGTAGGTTTGGCTGTGCCACCAGTTGTTCAGGTTCACTCCTACGACAACCACGCAGTCCACGTCGAAATCCACAACCGTTTCCGCAAGTCACAATCTTTCGATATTCTTCCAGACTCTGTGAAAGCAGAATTTGAGAAGCACATTAGCATGCACGAGCAGGCTCTACAGCAAAAGGCTATGGAGCAGGCTATGATGGGCATGGGACCACAAAACCCACAACAGGCTCCACCACAAGGTGACCAGCCACCAATACAGTAAGGAAAAACATGTCTGATGAGACGCAGGTAACACCTGACCAGACTACCGAGACGGTAGAAACCCCAGTAGTTGAAGAGACAAAGGCTCACCCAGCCCACGAGAAACTACTCGCTGAATTGCCTGAGGCTTGGCACTCAAAGGTAACCCCATACCTTCAGGAGCAGGACAAGTATTTCCAGCAGCAGTTGGAAAAGTACACCCCGTTCAAAGAGTATGTTGAACAAGGCGTGTCATCTGACCTTATCCTTGGCGGTTTGAACCTTGCACGTGCAATCGAATCAAACCCACAAGAGGTTTACTCGTCACTGAAAGACTACCTAGGTCAGCAGGGCCTACTCCCTGAAGAGGCTGCACAGGCTGCAGCAGACATCATGGAGAATGAGTCAGGCGATGACGTCGAGGACATTTTCGACACAGTTCCAGCGGAACTTAAGCGTGAAATCGAAGACCTCAAGCAGTTCAAATCAAAGCAGGAAGAGTTCCAATACCAGCAGGAGTTGGAAAAGGAAACTGAACGTTACACTGTAGAACTTGAAACAGAGATGGCTGGCCTAAAGAGCCGTTTCAACATCTCTGAAGCACACGAGATTGCTATGTATGACCTCATGAATGCTGCCCTAGGCGCTGGACGAGAAATTACTTTGGCTGACGCTGCGCAGCAGTTGCAGGCCATGGTAGGTCCGTTTGGCGGAGCAGGTCAGGGCAGCGAACCAGCACCAACCATCGTTGGTTCGGCTGGTGGAGCAGGCGTAGTAGCCCCAAATTTGCAGGTACCCAAAGACGATAAAGGTAAGAAAGAAATGCTTGCCCAAATGTTTGAGGAATATCGCAAAGCAAACCAGTAAAATCTGCTACGATATTACTGTATTCCGATGTTACAGCCCTAAGAGGGTCAGGGACTGAAGATAAATTTTAATTCATTTATCCACATCTACTCTTAGGAGAGTAAAACTATGGCTGGTCAAGGTATTTTGACTTTCGCCTCGGAGGCTCTGAAACTCGTCTACGGCGACATTCACGAGCAACTCCGAGACAAGAACCCTGCGTTGGAATTCATCGAATCTTCATCGCAGCACATCACCCAGAACGGTAAAGAAGTAATCTTCGATACCCACATTGGACGCAACCAGGGCATCGGTGCTCGTGGAGTTCGAGAGAAACTCCCTACCGCTGGCGCTCAGAAGTACAAGCAGGCTCACCTATACCTCAAGAACCTATACGGTGCTATCGAGGTTGACGGTCAGTTGTTTGAGCAGGCTGCTGACAACTACAACTCGTTCATTAACGTAGTTGACAACGAAATCAAGGGCCTAAAGCGAGACCTATCTCGTGACCTAAACCGTCAGATTTACGGTGACGGAACTGGTACCCTCGGTGTCGTAAAGACCACTGACTCATCTGCAGACACTTCAGTCGACTTCGACGACGTGCACTGGATTGAGCCAGACATGGTTGTCGACCTACTTGCAGGAACTGACCTTGTAGACGGAACCCCAACCGTTCTATACGCTGGAATCCAGGTTGTGTCTGTAAACGAAACCACCAACGTTGTAATCTTCGACACTGCTGTTGCAGTGACCGCAGGTGACATCATTGTTCGTGCATCAAACACCGCTAACTCATTCAACAAGGAACTCACTGGTTTGGGCAAGATTGTTGGTGCAGGCGACTCGCTACACGGCATCGACGGTGCAACCACTTCAGTGTGGAACTCAACCATCAAGACCCTAGGCTCAGCAGGTACCCCAGGTACCCTAACTGAACTAAACCTTATCAACCTCGTTCAGGATGTTGACAAGAAGGGTGGCGACGTTGACGTATTCCTAGCATCACCAGGTGTATACAACGCTTACTGGAACCTGCTTCAGGGCATGCGCCAGTTCGTAAACGGTGCAGCACTAACTGGTGGTCAGCGTTCATTCACATTCGAAGCATTGGGTAAGCCAATCAAGTTCGTGTCTGACTACGCTGCTCCAAAGGGCACCTTGTACGCACTATCAAGCAAGGAAATTGTCATCAACCGCAAGAAGGACTGGTCATGGATGGACCGTGACGGTTCTATGTGGTCACGTGTGGCTGACACCGACGCTTACGAAGCACGTTTGTACCAGTACTCAGAGATTGGTACCTACCGTCGTAACGCACACGCTAAGTTGAGCAACATCGCTGAACTATAAGCACTAAATAAACTCCCCCGCTACTGTGGTCCGTCTCGCCCAGTAGCGGGGGTTTTTTAGTACAATAGACATATGGAAGTCATAAACTTTGCCCGAATCGACGGCCTGTACTCAGACCACCAGCGTCGAGTAGCAGCCGTAATTTCAGATGTTTTCCCAACAGTCCGTTTGCTTCGTATGGAGCCAGGACACCCAGCGTTTGACCCAGAACGCCCATTCGCCCTCGTAGACGAACCAAACCTCGGCACCCCTTACCACATCCGCAACCTTCACGAATCAGAAATCGATTCACGCATACTCGCTTGGTTGCTAGAGAACAACACTCACGACCCAAATTCTAAAGTAAATAAGATACAATTGTTGGAGATGGCTGAGGCTGCGCTTAACGCTAAACGTGAAGAAGAATGGCGTGCAGAGCGTAAAGACATTCTAAAGAGCGCCATGAAATCGCACAAGAATTCATGGTCTCACGACGGAAAAACCCTTAGGAAGTAATCATGCCAGCAGAAGAATTCACCCACACAGGCACAGACGTTGCAGACCGTGTACGCTCACAATTTGGTGACGTATCGGGTGCACAGTTGGCTGATGCTGCTATTCTTCGCTGGATAAACGACGGTCAACGAGAAATCGTCAACTCAAACCCAATCCTCAGAGCCACCAAAATCTCTGACATTGTTGCAGGGCAACAGGACTACACCTTCCCTGGGGACAAAGTATTGGCTATCGAAGCCATCTACGTCTCAGGCTACCCAATCAAAAATGTGTCACCACAGGCTGCACGTGAATACATCATCGCCATCGACCCAACCTCACTTCTAAACGCAGAACGCCCAGAAGTCTGGTACGAGCGTGCAGGCGTAATCACTTTCTACCCAGTGCCAAACAAGGCCATCACCAACGGCCTGAAAATGGAATACGTAAAAGTGCCAGCCAACATCACAACCTTTGGCAGCACCCTAACCATCCCAGACCGCTACTTCAACGAACTGGTCAACTACGTCATCTCGCAAGCCCTAGAAATGGACGAGAACTACGACGCAGCATCATACAAAAACCGCCAGTTCCGTGAAGGACTAGACCGCCTAAACCTGAAAGAGAACCTGTCCCAGACAGACCTATACCAGAGCATCCTCCCAGACGCATTGGACTTCTAAATGTCTGCAACTATTCGTGAACGCTCAGCAACACTACAACGCTTCACTGGTGGTCTAAACAACTACTGGGACCAGTCATCAATCGACGACACCGAACTTGCCAGCATCGTCAACTTCGAATTCACCACCAACGGTGCGCTAACCTCACGCCCAGCAATCTACCCAGAGTCAACAGGTATTGACATAATGGTGACACCTGAAGCAGGGGAACCACTCGACATCCTCGGCACCTACGTCAAACAAAACGGCACCCGCTACCTAGTCTGCGTCACAGACTCAAAAACTTGGCTATACGACGTCGAAGCCTACGAGTTCACACAAATCGCAGCATTCCGTGCATCAGACTGCACCCAATACGACGACAAAGTAGTCCTATCCTCAACCTACACCCACGGCGGATACTGGGACGGAACATCATTCACCGTCACAAACATGCCATACCTTGGCGGAATTGAACTATTCCAAAACCGTTTCTTCGGCTACGGCGTAGAAGGCACAGGAACAGCCTCAACCGTTTACTGGTCAGACATCACAACCTTCGGCCCATCAGGCGAACTAACCAGCATCTGGGACTGGACCGACGACACCTCAAACTACTACTATGTAGAAATCGGTGTAGGCGACGGACAATGGATTACCGCAATGGCACAAGGCTACGGAGACATCGTAGTCTTCCGTAACCGCTCCACCTACCGCTACTCATACGGAGACAGCCCAGAAACTGGCACCATGCAAGCAATGCAGCAAGACATTGGTGCAGAAAACAAACGCTGCGTAGTCAAGTTTGAAAACGCCCACTTTGTATTCTCAGGCGGTATCCTCTACAAATACCAGAACTGGCTCTACTACCCGCTCAACGCACAAAAAGTCAAATTCGAATACGACACCGTACCAAACCCACGCTTCCAACACGCCGTCAGCATCGTCGGACGACGCTGCATCGTATGGCACGACGGCAGCACCTACGTCTACAACCTAGACACCGAAACCTGGTCACAGTGGCAAAGCAGCAGCAAAATCGCATACTTTGTTGAACTATCCCGCCTATCAGAACAAGGCACAGAAGCCTCATACTACGGTGTCAGCGGAATAGACTCAGCAACCGAAACCACCACAGACGAATTCTGCCTATGGCGCATCGAAAACAGCCCAACCACATCAAACGGCTCCGAATCTTTCGAATGCTCACTACGCACCAAAATCTACGACTTCAACACCCCAGTCGAATGGAAACGCCTATACTTCTGGGCTGTCGATTTGCAGACAACTAACGCTGTGAAAGCGGTAGCCTACCCAGTTTCAATCCCAGAAAGCGCCCTGCAAACCACCTGGGATGAGTTATCTAAAGACTTTGAAGCCGAGACAGGGTTCTACACGTGGGACCAACTATCAAAAGATGACTCAAGCGACACCATCTACGGAACCTGGGATGCTCTGACAAGCCCATCTGGCGGTATTGCCACAATCGTTGACAACTTCCCACACACCTACCCACTTCGTATGGAGGTAAAACTCAACCAGGCTTTGCGCTTCAGACGCATCTATTTTGAGTTATACTTGACCTGTGACGGTACGGCGTCCACTTCACCTGTACAGATTTTTAGCATCATTCCTTTGATTGGTGCTAAAGCGAAGATTGCTAAGGGAGCGAACTAGTGGCGCAGAAAAACACCCTACTCGGCACTTATTCGTTCAACCCTTTCTCGGCTGGTAACAAAATGTATTCAAACATGTCTGGTGCCCCAACTCGTGGCCCAGTTGACATGGGCGGATACGCTGACCGTGACCGCAGACTCGCAGCAAAGAAGGCTGCGCTACTAAAGATGAAACGAGGCATGTAATGGCTATTGGTATTGGTCAGACTACTGACACCGTAGACCCTAACAGCCCTACCCGTTTCTACGCACAGCCAGTTAGCAGAACTGGTCAGATGGGACCAATGACTGGCGACCCATCAACTGTTCAGCGTGCAGCCGAATCTTGGCAGTTGGAATCAGACCCTGTATACCAGCAGGCTCTTGCAGGTGGTCAGTCAGCGTTCAACCGTTCACGAGCCAACGCACTCTCAGATGTTCAGAACCAGACAACCGCTGCGAACCGTCAACTATCTGGCATGAAACAGAACGCTGCAGGTGCACGACGCAACCTTGCAGGTAACTTCGCTGCACGTGGCATGGGCCGTGGCGCTTACGGAGCCTACTACCGTGCACAGGACCAAGCAAACGCTTCAGACATCGCTGCACAGACCAGCGTGAAAGACCAGTTGGCTGCTCTAAACCAGAACTTCTTGGCTAACTACGGTGCCGTTGGAACTGACTGGACTGCTACAAGTGTTGGTCAGGACTACAGAAACCAAGCAATTCAGCAGGCAATTGCTGCTCAACTAGCCCGTTACGGAGTAAAAAATGGCTGACCCAAAGAAACCACAACCAAAACCACTATTCCCTAGTGGCAGGCTCCCTGGCGTAAACCTACCTGCATTGCAGCAGCGCAACAAAAACGCTGCCACAGACCAGGCAGCCTGGTTCTACGACACTTTCACACCTGGCATGAATCGCACAGATGCTGGGCGTCAAGCAGCAATTGACAGCGTTGGTCGCAACTTTGGTGCACCAACAAGCACTACCACTACTGGGCAGGCTGGTGCTTGGTCAACTAACTACGGAACAACCGCAGAGGCTGAAAAAGCAAAACTATTAGCAGCACAGGAAATCCCAAACCCACCTGCAGGCATCCCTACAACCCGCCCTGTGGCCCCTAAGCCGTTCACAGCAGACATGCTGTACCAGGATGCTACTTCTGCCTACCAGCCACTGCTAGACCTCTACGGACAGCAACAGCAGGCTGCACGTGAACGTTACGGCGTCAACCAAGCAGACATCAAAAACATTTTCGGAAACCTAACTACCATTCGTGGCGCAGACAAAGCCAAGATTGCTCAACAGTTCACGACCTCTATCGAACAACAGCAGCAGGCCCTAGCAGCCCGCACCGCTGAAGCACGCCAAGGTGTTGCTGCAGGTCAGCAAGGAGCAGCAACCGCTGCAGCCGAAATGGGAACCGCAGGTCAGCCTGCCCCAACTGACTCGCTAACTGCACAGGCTGCCGAACAAGGCATTGCAGACTCAAATGCATACCAGACCACATGGGCTGCGCTACAGAACGTTATGTCTCAGCAGGCCCAGAACGATGTCCAGAACGCTGTACAGGGTTACGACTACCAGCAGGCTTCAGCCCTAGAGCAACTCCGTGCAAACCTCGAAGACCGCCTAGCGGGCATCGAAGGCAACCTAGCAGGAACCCAGTCACAGATTGCACAAACCAACTATGGAAGCAAACAGAACGTTCTGAACACCAAGTATGCTGAAGAGCAGGCACGTCAAGACGCTATTGCAAGAGCGCAGGCTGCTGCACAGGCTGCTGCCTCAAAGAAGCCTTCATACGCAAACAACCTGTTTGGTCTACAGCAGCGTGCAGCAGATGCACAAGTTGACTACTCACAGATTCAAAGAACAGTAAATGATGCTTACAGCGCAGCATGGGCAGCACTAAACCCTACAGGTTCAACGAGAGTCACCACTCCTAAGAAGGCTGACATTCTAAACGCTTGGAACTCAATTAACTCAGGTAGCCCACAGACTGCAAATAAGTTGTCGCCATTTGTAACTGAATATGTTGGGCAGATGTACTAACACGCAGTTTATTGCGTATAATTGACCTATCTAATGGAATAGGATTTCAGTTTGGCTTCTCCAACACCAAAACCAGTCAGCCCTTTTGTGCAACCTACAAAAGGTGCTACTAAAAAGGCTGTATCGCCATTCCAGAAACAGGGACAGGCAGCGAACGGTGGCGCTGGAAAACCAGGCAACCCACTAAACCCTGGACAGGCTATCATTGATATCCTCAGCATGCCTCTGTACAACATCACGGGGCGAATCACTGCAGCGCAAAAAGGTAACATTGCTGGAGCAATCTTTGGTGCAGGTGAAGTAAACTCACTCAAATGGCTTTGGGGAGAACGTCCAGAGACTGGCGCAGATGTACTAAAGAACGCTGGAATCAAAGACCCAGGATTCTGGGAGTCTCTAGGTTTAGACATTGCACTAGACCCAACCACCTACGTTGGTGGAGCAGCAATCAAGATTCCATTGAAACTTCTTACTACTGGAACAAAGACTGTTGCTAAAGCAGGAAAGATTGCTGCAACAACTGGTGAAGTTGCTGCGAAGGCTGGCTCTGAAGGTGCTCAAGCATCTAAAGCATTCACCCCAACATACGGCAAAGTAAACAAAGGCTACACAGAATGGAAGGGCACAGGCCCAGTTCCAGAAGTAACCAACGCCACCCCACGTCAGCAGCGTATCCTTGCAAAGCAAAAGGCGTTGCAAACTGGTGCACAGAAAAACATTGAACGTTTTACTTACACCACCACCATCGCACCTGAGAACCGCACTCTTGCTGTAAAGATTGGTGACACGCTTTCATCAATGGTGAACGCTGGCGTAAAGTCATCTGCAAGCATCATTGCTCAAGAAGTTGCCAAGCGCAGACTAAAAATTTATGCAGCAAAATCTGCTGGTGTTGCACGAAAAGCAAACAAAGCATCTAAGGCCCTTGCAGCAGCCGAAACTGCTGCACTGGTAGCAGGCGATGACGCAGTAAAAGCAATCGACAATGTTGTCGAATCTGCTACAGCAAAAGCCACTGAAGCCCCCACCGCTGCTCCTGCAACCCCTAAAACTGTTGCAAAGAGTTTCACGCTAGAACCACTTGTAGACACTGGCAAGAGCCTGCGTGAGACCGTCAAAGATGCAAGCCTTGTAAGCAGCAGCGCAGAGGTCAAGGTTGCCACAGAACTACTTTCTAAGTTAGATAAGGCTGCTAAGGCTGCTAAGGTAACTAAGGTTTCTGAAGGCAAATCAGAGAACGTTCTGAAGAGAATTCTTGACCCAGGCAAAGACAAGCAGGTTGCATACATTGAAAATCTGCCAGACTACCTAATCCGCCGTGCAAAAGAAGCAACCGTACGCAAACAGGGAACTTCACCATTTGAGTTTTTCCGCAGCCTAACCGAATCATCTCTAAAGCCAGACCAGTCATTGGCTAAATACATTAGCAGCATCCCAATTTTGGATGAAGACGGAGCAGCATCAACGCTGTTGGCTTTGGCTAAAAAGTATCCGCTAGACAAAAACATTCCAACCCCTGTGATGGACCAAATCGTTAAAACATTTGACGTCATTTTCAACAAAGTTGGAACAAGCAAAGACCTGCAAAAGATTCGCCTAAAAGAACTCACAGAAGAACTTGGCAAAGAATTTGCAGACAAATACAAGGCACTCACTGCTGGTAACAAAAAACTAGACATCAACGAACTTGTTGCTATGCTTCCTGCACCAGGCACAGCAGCCAAGGGCGGTTACAAAACTGTTGAAGCGTTGCTGCGTGGTCTACGAAACGGCGACCAGATTGAAACCACTTCACTAAAGAAAATTCTTCAGGCGCTTGACCCTGAAAGCAAACTTGAAATCAAGGTCGAAAAGGCCATGTCAAACGAAGATGCGTTTGGCGCATACCGTGACTTGCTACTAAAGCAGAACGCAAGCATAAACGAAATGCGTCGTCGTGTAAACAAAACTGACCCAGACATGATTTTCAAAGCCAAAAACATCAACGGCGCAGATGTGCTCGCACCATACTACATTGCTCGTCTAAACAACGACATCCCAGTGCCAGACCCTGTAAAGATTCAGACACGCCAAAAGGCTGCAGAGCGTCTCGACGGAAAGCGTCAAGCAAACGGCAACTCGTACATCGAAAACATTGGCACACTAGTCAGCCGTGTCATCGAATTTGACATTCGCAAAATGGTTACAGACATGCCATTCCACCAAATCTCAAATCTTGGTGACTATGTTGCACGCTCAATCGAAGGCGAAATGGATGCCTTCAGCAAAGCAAAGCGCAAGTTTGAATTCAATGAAAACTTTGGCACAGGCATTGCAGCCCTCGCAGCAGCCCGCTGGCGTGGACGCAAAATGGACAAAGTTCTCAAGGGCAAAGCATCTAGCAAAGAAATCCTAAAGAACATTGCCGAGGATATTCACGCAGCAAGCGACCTAACCCTCTCAGGTATGGGTGCACGCTTCATCGTCAAAGAGCAAGCAGTAGACGTCAAACAAGGCCAAGCAGCCCACCTAGTGTTCCTAGAAGTAGGCGACTTCATTGATGCATCATTCCTTCACGGATTTGACAACATTGCCGAACGAATGGTCATTCCATTCACGGACAACAAGAACGACAGCGTATCGTTCACAGGTCTAATGGATGCAATCCGCATGGTCCTACAAGGCGCAGATACCAAAAACATGCCAACCAAGGCAATGATTGCAAAGCGTATCCGCAGCGTTGGTGAAGAACAAAAGAAACTCTCACCAGCCTACAAAGCAGAAATGAAAACCCTTTCAGAGCAGTTGGCTGAAGAGTTATTCAAACCAGAAGTAATCAAAACCTTCCAAGACATCCACTCAGCCCGTGCACTAGCAGACGTCGAAGACACCCTGCAGCCAGGCATCACCATGATGGAAGAAGTTTGGGACAAACTAGTTGAAGCATGGCGAGTAGTCAACGAAAATGGTTCAGACAGCCCAACTGTCAAAGCCGAACAAGCACGACGCCTATTCGCAGAATTCGCATACATCTCACACATCTTCGACCAGTCATACGGCCCAGCAGCGGAATCAGTGTTCCGTGCAATGAGCATGGCATTCATCAAAGATGGCGAAATCGCTGGAATCAAACGAGTGCTACGCCCAGAAGATGAAGAAGCATGGGCACGCCTACGCATAGAAATGAACTCATACTTCAAGCAGGCAGGGCTCCGTGGCGCAGCACCAGCAGGCCGTGAACACCTTCCGTTCCCAACTGACCCAGCCAAAAACATTGCAGAGCGCATGTACACCAAGGCTCGCAATGAAATTGAACAACACCTAACCACAATCGCCAGCAAAACCACGAAACAAGAAGTGGCAAACTGGAACCGCACACTAACCCGTCTAGCAAAAAACCTAGAAACCGCCCGCAACAAAGCATGGGAACGTTGGCTGCCAACCGACCACTGGATGTACGACGCTGTAAACAACCGTGTCCAGTGGGTTCCAAGCACCCAGTTCGATGAGAAACTTGCTGCAGAACTTGCAGACAAAAACCGTGTCATCATCACCACAGACGGTGCAGCAAACATCGGCAACGTTCTACACGACAAAAACATCACCACCCCAACACCAAAACTGACCCCTGCACAGAAAAAAGCATCTGCCAAAAAGATTGCTGAAGCAGCAGATTTCCGTGCAGGTGAACTGGCTGAAGGCGCCCGTGAAGACTCATTTGTTGCTGCATCAAAACTTGCACAAGAAATTCGCAACATGACCGAAGGCGAATTCGACGGGTTAGCACGTCTAGAGCAAGAGCGCATAATGCGTCCGCTACTAAACCAACAAATCAAAACCTACCTATACAACCCAGCAAATAAACTTAGCGCAAAAACAAGCAAAGATGAACAAACGGTTTCTCGTGCAAAAAACATCCAGAAGCACCTAAGTTCAACAGCAGGCAACGCCAGCATCCAGCAGATTGCTGTAATTGCTGAAAGCAAACTGATGGGTGCTGTCCAGAACGTTGCAGATGTTTTCACCGACATCGCACGCCGATACGACAAGATTCTGTCAGCAGAAGACTTCCGCAAAGGCTTCACACTAGCCCTACGCCGAGGCGAAGCAGTAGCACCATCTGAAAACAGCCTAGTCAACGAGTTCGCTAAAGAAATGCGTAAAGTCCTAGACCCAATCATGGAAGAACTAGGACCAAACAGTAGCATTTCACGTGCAGCCCTAGATAGAGCATTTGAACTAGAAAACCTCAACATGGTTTTTGGCATTAAAGGCAAAGTATCGGACATGACAGACCTTACTTACTTGCTTGACAAACTTCCATTTACCGAGCCAACAAAAGACATCGCTGCAGAAACCATGGAACTAGCAAAATGGAACGAGCGAGCATCTGACTTTGAAAAAGCAAAGGGCAACCCATTTGCAATTGTCAATAGTTTCATTACCGCAGTCCAGCAAGCAAAAACTGTCCAATGGATAGGACTGACTTTTGCAAAAGACTTCAGCCACCTAGCACAGGGCGTACCAGCAGAACAAGCAATAAAAGAAGGCTGGGTTGAAGTCAAAGCCATCCCAGGCAGCGGAATCGACCTAACAGTCGGAATACCAAAGGGCATGCTATTCCCAGAATACATGGCTGAAGGTTTCATGCTAATGAACCGCAACTACTCAGGTCTAGTCGAAGACCCAATCAAGGGTTGGACACGTACACTCCTCGACCTAACAGGCATGGTCAAAGCAACCCAAACAATCATCAAACCGAGTTACCACATCATCAACAGCGTAAGCGACTCAGTAACATCAGTCATGCAAGGTGCAAACCACGCATCCGACTGGATTGCATCATTCAAAGCAGTCAAACAATGGGTGGGCGAAGACATTGCAGCATCTTGGAGCCCCAACGCAGGCGTAACAAAAGCCCTAGGCACAAAAGGCATCGACAACCTAAGCCAAGCAGAAATCAAATACAACCGTGCACTCCGACGCATGCAAGGCGTAGGGTCTCGTGAATACGACAACATCACCAAAAACGACATTGTTACCGCAGTCATTGGTGGCAAAACAAAATCATTCGGCATTGCAGAACTAATCAAAATTGGTGAAGACTCTGGTGCGCTCCTAAACAGTCTCTTCGATGACCGAGTACTAAACATGTACGACGAACTAATCAGCAACCCAATCAAGTTCGGAACCGAAGCCGAACACGTCTACAACAAAGAACTGGGCAAAACCTTCCAAGAAGGCGTCCGCCGTGCAGCATCAAAGTTCCAGCAAACACTGAAACCAGTAGGTGACTTCGCAGCATACTACGGAAACTTTGCCCGCATGGCAACAGCCATGAGCGTCATCCGCCGAGGAAACTTCAAGAGCGACGCAGAGATGCTCCGTGAAATCTCAGAAGCAGTGAGCAGAAACCACCCAACACTACAATCGCTCACCGCTTTCGAACGCAAACGCATCCGCCCACTAACCACCTACTACACATGGTTGCGTGTCGCACACGGTGCAATGTTCAAACTCGTCACAGACCACACAGCAGCAGTCCTGTTATACCCAAAGGTCCAATACGAACTATCGCAAGAAGCAGGTTACGAACCAAACAGTTTCGGAAAGCCATGGGACACCAACAAGCAGGTTCCAAGTTTCCTAAGCAACAGCGTGTTCGGCCCAATCACCGAAGGACCAAACGGCCCAATGGTTTGGAAGCCATCAATCCTACCAATGGACGTTCTCGACAACTATAGCGGGTTCTCATACGACCCTGCCTACACTGGCGAACAAAACGTCTTCAAAGGCATAAATGCCACACAGTCACTGGTAGGTAAAAACATCAACACACTCCTCCAGTTACCCCTTGAGTTCGCCACCAAGACAGATGTGCGCTACGGTACACCGTCAACTGTGAAAGACCTACCAACCCTCGCAGACCGCCTATTCTCAATGACAGCATTCAGCGGAATCGCACAGGGCCTAGGTTACAACCCTCCAAGTAAAGAACTCACAGACCGAGAACGAGAACTCAAAAACATCAGTTTCCTCGTTGGTGGTAAACCAATCGATGTGAACAAAGAGTCCTACCAGAAGTACAGCCAGAAAGAACAATCTGCTAGGATGAAAGCATTCCTAGAACAATACAGTCAAAACAAATAAGGAGACACCATGGACGAAAAAGAACTAGAAGCCCTGAAACTAGGCGCAACACTAATGTATGACACACTAAACAATGTGTTCCTACTACACGACATGGAAGAAATGGAAGGCGACAACACCGCCGAACCAATTGAAGGTTGCAAACACTGCAGCGCCATCGCAGACGCTATCGTCCACTACCCATGCCCAACAGTGCAACTACTACTACGAGACTTCGAAACAGAAGAACCAGCAAACGAAGAAACCCCCGCCGAATAAGCGGGGGTTTTCCTCTTACAAACTGTTAGTCACCAAGTTCACTAATCTTAGAGATTAGTTCATCAATCTTCATCTGACGCTCAGCCAAACCATTACTGCCATTCTCAGCCAACAACTTCTTCAACTCAGCCAACATGACGTCCTTGTTAGGCTCAGCAGCAGCGCCACCCTTGCCCATCTTGCAATCAGCGCAGCAATCGCAAGACTCAGACTCAACTTCAATTTCAATACTTGTAGACATTACTTCTTCTTTCTAGGCATAGGAGCATCCTTGCCCTTACCAACAGACTTAGGTGCAGGAGCAGGCTTAGATTTGTTCCCAGTTGACCAAGCACCAGGGCGCCCAGTCCCACGGACCTTAGCCTCAGCAACCTTACGGGCAGCATCAGCAGGCTTACGGTCACCCCAAGGGAAAACAGTGCGATAACCAAAATCGCCAGGACCCTTAGTTACAGAACCACGAGGGCTAGGAGAACCATCGGTATTCAACCAATCGTTCAGGTCATCCCAAATATTTTTCTTAGGCATAACTAGCCCTTGACACCAACGTTAGAAAAGTCCATACCCTTGAACTTGCCAGCCTTTTTCAAACGCTGAACATCCTCATAAGACAAATCATTCTTAGTGTCCCTCAAAGCCTTAGTGCGGGCAACGGCTGCACGCTTAGCCTCAACACCAGTCTTAGGCTTACCAGGCATCGGCTTAGGTGTAGGTTTCTTCATTATTTCTCTTTCTTCGCATTAGACTTCAAAGTCTCAATGCTCTCATTAATGTGTGAATCAAAAGCAGCATCAGACACTTCGCCCTTACCAGCATAAGTAAGTAACAAAGCAGCAATCAGCGACGTCAAAACAACAATAGCACCAAAAATAGCCGAAGTCAGGGCATCAATACCCATCCAGTTACCCGCACCAGGCGACACAATACCAGCAGCCAAACCAAACGCCAAAACACGCTTAGCACGCTTCACATGCCTAGGCTCAATAAACTTGTGCTTACCCACAACTACTCCGCAGGGGTCTCAGCAGGCTTAACAGCCTTCTTAGGGGCTGCAGGGGCCTTCTTAGCAACAGGAACAGGCTTGACCTCCACAGGGGCCTCAGTAGCCTCTACAGGGGCTGCAGGAGCCGTAGCAGGCTTCACACCAACCTCAGCAGCAATACGCTTCTTCAAACCAGCCAACGGGTCAACAACCTTACCGTGGCTGTAACCATCAATCTCAGGGCTGCAAGTCCAGTGCAAGTGAGCGCCACGAGAAACGCTACCCGTGTTACCGACCTTACCCAAAACAGTCACACCAGCAACACACTCAGTACCAATAGGAACACCAGCATCACGCAAGTGGCAATAACCCCAAAAAACGCCTTTGTGGTCCTCAACAACAACAACGTTACCAAGAGCAGTGTTCCACTTAGAAACAACAACCTTACCAACAGTCGCAGACTTCACAGGAGTACCACCAGGCATAGCAAAATCGGTGCCACGGTGAGGGTTAGTGCGAGGCGCTTCCTTATTGCCGAACTCGCCACCCTTAGGGACCTTAGACTCAGGAAATGGTAGGACGTGAAGAGACATAACTAACCCTTAATAATCGAAGTAATAACTGTCGTCCCAACAGCAATTATAGCACCACCAAGCGCCGAATAAGCAATCTTCTCCACCCACGCACTCCTAGCCTGCTGAATCTCCACCGCCCTCAAACGGTCAGGAACATCCGCCAACTGCTCCAAATGCGTAACAGTCTTAACCAACAACTTGTTAGTTTCCTGCTGCTCCCTATAAAGGTCATTAATCGTAACCTTCACATGGGTAGGGGTGCTGTCAACGTTAGACACTAGTAACCCACGCCGTTCCATTCCAAACCTTCACAGAAGATGCCACCCATGCAGACCCATTCCAAACCTTCAGCGGGCCATGCACCCAAACAGACCCAGTCCAAACCTGCCACGTCCCAGCAGTAGCAGCAGCAGCCACAGTGCCAGAAAATGCTTGCGTAACAGCACCATCACCATTAGCAGCCCGCAAAGTAAACGAATAAGACCCAGCCGTAGTAGGCGTACCAGTAACAGCACCATTGCTCGTATTCAGGCTAATGCCAGCAGGCAAAGAACCCGCAGAAACCGAATAAGTAGGACTATTAGTTGCGCTCACACCATCGCTATACGCAACACCAACCTGAAAACCACCCAAAGTGTTATCGCTCCAAGAAGGAGGATAAGTAGGGTTAGCATCAGTGCTGAACGAATAAGACTTATCATCAAACCCAGAAGCAGACTCAGCATAAATCGTAAACGTATACGAAGTGCCAGCAGACAACCCAGAAACAGTCGCAGACCCACTACAAGCCCCACTACCAGAAGCAATCGTTCCAGCAGGACCAGAAACAATCCAGTCCGTTAACGGCGGAGTAGTCGTAGTCGCAGAATACGAAATACTAATACTGGAAGAAGTAGACCCAGTTTTAGAAATACCAGCAGTAGTGCTCATCAGGCATTACACCTGAATCCACAAATCACCCGTAGTAGGTGATGAGGGAGCAGAACCAGCCACAGTCAACTTACGACCATCCAACTTCAACGCATTCGACGCAGTGGTTGCAGTCGTAGCATCATTCACAGTCCCAGAAGTGGTCTTAGTCTCAAGGGCAGTAATCTTAGGCTCAGCCGTATCCAAACGACCATCAAGACTCGTAGCAGCAGACTCAACCGCATCCAAACGACCATCAGCAGCAACAGCCTCAGCATCAATCTTGTCCAAATTCTCATTAAAAATGGCAGTCTCAAACGCCTGATTAGACCCAGCAACAGCCTTCTTCAAACCCAAACGGGTAGTAGTCGAATACGACACAACAACACCTAACTAATCTTCCGAAGCCTCAACAACAATCGTATCATAAACAGGCTCCGCAACCACAGCCAACGGCGACTGACCCGAAGCCAACGCAATCAACTCCCTAGCAATATTGCGCTTCACCTCAGGCTCACGCACATGACGCAACACAATATCCTGCACCTGCAACAACAACGCAGGCACATCCAACGCAGACTTAGCATTCGGGTCAAAACGCCCAGTCAACTGATTCAAAAACGTAATCGCCTTCATATCACCCTGCTGCACCAACTGCCCCAAAGCCTGGTCAGCCATCGGCAAATAATGCTTCAAATTATCTGCAGCCTTCACAGACATCGCACCAGCAAACTCCTTCTGACGCATCCACCCATCCAACTCAGGCAAACCAATCTTCATCTGCTTAGCCAACACCTGAGGAGTCTTCACATTCAACGGCGACAAATACGCCTGCAAAAACGTCTCCTGACGCAACGTCAAATTAGGATTCTGCGTAGTCCTAATCCCACGGTCCAACAACGCACGCTGAAACTTCGACGACCCCCACACCAACTCAACATCAGCCTTAGACAACAAAGCATCCTGGTCACGAATAACCTGCAACTCCAAAAACATACCCTGACGGTCAGCAGCCACCGCAGCAGCCAACACCCGCTCAAACAAAGCCTGCTCAGCCCGCTCCCTACGAGAAGGCTGCCTCGACTCAAACAAACTCACATCAAGTTCTTCAGACACAACAACACCTTCCCCCTCAAATCCTCAAGACTACCATCATTCAAAATCACAGCATTAAAATCAAACCCAGCCAAATCAGACTCAGACACATGCCCATTCACAGCACCAACACCAGGACGCACAACCTGCCAAACAACACCACCACGCTCACGAATAGCCTCAGCCTCATTCAAAAAACGCACATCCGTAAACACAACATCCTCATCACCCAACCCCCTAAACGCCTGCTCAACCCAAAAATCCTCACCAAACAACTCACGACCAACATCAGTCCCAAAACGCTGCAACAACACACGCACCCCAGGAGCACGCACCTTCAAACCCTCCCAAGACCCCAAAAGGTAAAGAGCATCCATCAAAGGCATAACACCATTCACCGTATCCACCAACGGATTCAAACGACACAAAGCCTGACGCATCGGCGTAGCAAAACTCCTACGCACAAACCCCTCAGACACCAACACAGCCCCAACACTATCCTTACCCGAACGAGCAAACCCCGCCAACCCAACATCAACCACGACGCAAGCCCTCCAACGCAACCAAATACTCAGGACTAAGCCCCAACCCCGAAACAAGCCTACCCGCCAACACATCACCCATAGCCTCCACACGACCCTCCTCAAACTCACGCACAACCGCAGGATTCAACCTCAACAAACTAGCAAACCCAGTCACCGTCGGAGCAAACTCACGACGCCACTGACCAAACGTGCCATAATACTGACCCAACGTATACGGAGGAATCAACAACAAATTCTGAGCAGCAGGCTTCAAAACAGGACGCACAGGCGCATCCCACCAAGCAAGCACATCACTGAGCAACTGCTTCGGATTCTCACTCAGCACAGCCAAAATCCTGTCACTAGGCACACGAGTCCTACCATCCTCAACAGCAGTAACAGCAGAACGCTGCACACCAGCCAACACAGCCAACTTATTCTGCGACAAACCACGAGAAATCCTAGCCACCCTCACAGGATGGTCAACAATACGAGCCATAACACCATACTAATAGACAAGTGTTGTAAAACGCAAATATCCAGGACGAGTGCTAGATATAAGGGGACGGCTGGAATCTTGGTACAACATCGCAGGCGATAGATTTGTTTTGTCAGCAGGGAGGTGCCCTGCTGGTAGGAGGGTAAAAATGCCACTTATTGGAAATGCGACACAGGTCGAGGGCTGGGAGTCATTCAGCCACGAGGACAAGGAGATTGTTCACAACTACTGCTTGGTCTTGATGGGCATCGGTATCGGTGAGGTCGAGGCTGGCAATGTTGGCGAGATTGTGTTTCGAACCAGAATGTTGCAGGGCATCGTTGGCAACTTCTTTTATGGTGAGCCAGCCAAGGCGATAGAGAACGTCAGTTTTGTGAACCGTCTTGTTGGCTACCGTGCTAACGTGCCAACTGAGGCTTGGGCTGTTTGGTCTAAGCGTGTCCACAATATCCACGCTGGTGAGTATCAGGCGATTGCCAAGCGATTGGCTCAGCCAGTACTGGCTTAGGTTTCACCACCTGAGCATGTGGCTAAACTGCTCACCACAAAACAAACAACTATGGAGGGTAAAAAGAAATGAATGAACAAATTGTTAAGCCAGTTGCAACTGCTGAGGTCGAGAAGTTCCTTGGCCTTTGGGAAAAATACAACGCACTGGTGTTGAATCACCGCTGGTCTAGTCTTGAGCGTTATGGGCGTGATTACATCGCTTTGATTGAGATGAATGATGCCATTGCTGAGGATGTGGTGAACAGCCTGAACCCAATTCTTGAATTGGGTGAGGCCATGAAGTTGCTTGGTGATGATGTTGCCAAGGCTGCCACCGAGTACCAGTCTTTGCTTTACCACTACAACCGTGCCGTGCAGGACGAGGCTGAGAAGCCTCGCCGTGATTGGGAGCAGGCCAGAGATGAGATGATTGCCACGTTCAAGAAGGAGGAGCGCAGTCTCTCAATCAAGTTGGGCAAGTTGGGCAACAAGCGTTGGACTGGCACCGAGGTTGAGAAGGCCTACATTGAGGAGCAATACAAGTTGCTCAATGCCCGCAAGCAAATCGTCGAGTTGACGCTCAGCGATTTGCAGTACATGCGATACAGCGAGCACGAGGGAACCGAGTTCACCATGGAGTTGGTTGCTGAGGCTGTTGAGTTGCGTCGTGAGCGCATCAATCACCTGATTGCAGAGTTTGGTGTTGCTGCCTTGCAAGAGGTTGACGCCTAATAGAGTTACCCCCTAACCGCCCTGAGCATGGCGTAAAAAGGCTCAATAATCATGCCCTGCGGGGCTTAGGGGACGGCTGGAATTGTGTGTTGCGTGGCGGGGCTTGTAGTTTTGTGTTGTCGGCAAGGTGTCGACAGATTAGGGAAGGTAAAAAGTGAACAACTACAAGGCAACAAAGGAAGAAATCATTACGGCTATCGGTGTCATTGCTGAGTGCCTAGCACCTACCAGCGCAACACGACAGACCTGCGACATGTTGCGTGAACTTTATGATGAACTAGACAACGAAACTGAGGAGGCAAACTAATGAGCGTAGTCGCTTACCAGAGCAAGGCAACCATGAAAGAGGCCGAGGAATTGCTGGCAGAAAAATTCGCTTTCAATGCTGGCAGTCTCACCGCAAAAATGGAATACATCGATTTAGGCGAACCTGCCCCGATTTATGCCTATGTTGTGAGGTCTTACGGCGTGGCAATCGCTATTCATGGCAGTGATTCGTTTGCGGACGAGTATTTCAAGCATATTCGTTTTGATGCTTATGACCACAGCACGACGACAAGCAAGCATGCCAATATGGTGAAAAGGGCGTGGCAACTAGACAACTAAACAAGCCCCGAAAGTCCCGCCAGTTCCCCGCTGGCGGGACTTTCTTTGCCCTGCGGGGCTTAGGGGACGGCTGGAACCCTGTGTTGCGTCGCCCTGCTGGCATAGTGGGCTGTGTAGCGGAACTGATAGACAAACAGGGCAGGCAATAAAGTGAAAATTTCGGTAATTGCAGGGCGGGATTGGCTAGTGGTTTTTCGTTATGTGTTTGTTATCTAAAAATGTTGTAAATGCTTGGCAGGTGTTGCTAGGTTTGTTTTTGGCGGGGTGGTCTCGCTGTTAGGAAAGGTTAAGAAGTGGCTGTTATGAGTAAGGAACAAAAGGCTCAAGATTTTGAGCGTGGTTTGGAGTTGTTGGGTTATCTTGCCGAGAATTTCAGGTCTGGTGAGGCTCGTCTTGTTATTGGTGCTGATTATGGCAAGGGGCTGACTGATTATTTCAGGGTGCTTGCGGTGTATAAGGATGATGCGGGGCGAATTCAGACCGCTAATTTAACTTGGGCTATTGCTAAGGTTTTGGGGTTTTCTTTGCGGGATAGGAACGGGGCTTGGTTTCTTGCGTTGAATGGTGGCGGTTATTCTAAGCCGTTTGAGATTGTTCGCCATTTGGCTGGGTTTTATGGTGTGGAGGGTATTCGTCATGAGAGCCTCTAAATCTGTTTGTTGTGTTGGTGGGTCTAATCATTCGGCTGATTTGGTTAGTGTTTGGCATGGTGATGTTGTGCCTTTGGTTGTTTGTGGTTTTCATGTGAGTTGGGATTTGTCTAGGTTGATTGAGGAGAGTGGGAGAAATGTTTAAGCCTTGTCAGAATTGTGGGGTTGCTGTGCCTAGTGATGTTTGGGCTGAGGAGTTGGGTTTTTGTGTGCCTTGCCAGCATGAGTTTTTTGACCATTTGCCTGAGGGGGCGTGCGGGCATTTTGTCCGTGAGTGTCCTGAGGGGTTGGATTGCACTTCTTTTTGTGCTTTGTGTGAGGGTTCGGGCGATGTGTGCCGTGTGTGTGCTGAGAGGGAGGTTGTTTAGTGTTTGTTTGTGTTGATTGTGGCGGGGTTGCTACTCGTGAGTTGGGGACTGGGTTTCCTGTTTGTCGCCCGTGTTGGGCTGTTTGGTTGGCTAAGTATGCGAGGGAGGTGTTTTGATGTTTTGGTTGTGTGGTTTTGGGTCTTTGTTGTCTGTTTGGTTTGGTGAGCGGGTGTTGTCGTCGGGTGGTGATGCTTGGCCTTTTGTGTGGTTGGCTGGGTTGTTTTTGGTTGGTTGTGTTGTTTGTTGGAGGCGGTAGTGTGATTTGTTTGGTGATGCGTTGTCCGTATTGTGGGCGTGTGTTTTTGGCGGGTGATGCTTTGGTTGCGTGTTCTGTTTGTGGTTTTTGGGACACGGTGGTTGTTGAGAATGTTTCTCAGTAAGCCTTTGTTTTGTCGGGTTCCTTAGTGGGGTGGTTAGAGTTAGTTATCTTAGAATTCTAACTTACCTAACTCTAAGCAAGTTTCTATATTGAGCGACTTAGGTTTTTGTGTTTTTTGGCTGTGTTCCTTTGTTTTGTTGGGGTTTTGTTTTTGGTTTTTGTGTGTTGTGTTGTGTTTTGTTTCATTTTGAGGTAGTTTTTCTAATGTTCTAGGCTTCCGTATGGTATGTTAGAGCATTAGAAATTAACGTTTAGAAAGGTGTTTTTGTGGCTAAAATGTTTGACCCTGAGTTTGGGGAGATGGTGGACATTCGGGAGGTTTCTCGTTTGACTGGGTTGTCTGTGCATCAGTTGCGTTCGTGGCGTAAGCCTGAGTTTGCTCATTTGGCTAGGTTTGAGACTTATCGGTCTCCGTTGAATTCTGCGGTTTGGTATCGTTTGGCGGATGTTGAGTTGTTTTTGCGGGAGCAGGGCATTGTGGTTGGTGCTAGTGGGTTGAGGCGTGATGCTGATTTGCCTTCGGCTTTTCGTGCGCCTTTGGCTGTGCCTGTGGGTGAGGATGTTCGGCGGGCTTTGGTTGAGTTGGCGGACATTACTACTGAGACTATGTGGTTGAGGTGGAGTAATCGTTTGAGTGATGCTTTGCAGGTTGAGTATCCTAAGCAGTTGAAGCAACATCAGGCTCGCCTTTATGCTTTGTGGGCTGGTGTGGATGTTGAGGGTTTGCCTGTGTCTGTGCCTTTTGGTTTGAAGAGTGAGCATCCTGAGCAGTTTTATGTTGGGAATGTGTTGGCTTATCGTCGTATGTTGGCTGATTTGCGTGGGTGGAATGTTGGCGATGAGGAGTTGTTGGGGTTGCCTGTGGGTGATGTTCCGCCTACTAGGGAGATTAAGTAGTTTTCGTTATCGTTTCGTTATTGAAATTGGTGGCGGGTTGTCGTTGCGTTATGTTAGCGTAGCGGTTGTTAGGTAAGTAAGGTATCGGGAAAGGATACGGAATGTTGAGTGTTGGGGCTTTTGACGGCGTGTTGGCTGAAATCCGTTTGTTGTTGGCTGAGGGTAAAACTGCTGAGGCTTTTGCTTTGGCTAAGTGGTTGGAGGTGAGGTAGTTGAGTTTGGAAAAGCAGTTGGCTGATGGTCGCAGGTTTTTGGAGCGGGCGTTGGATGGTAATAGTGCCGAGAGTGTTGATTTTTGGCGTGGTTATGTTGAGGCATTGGAATTAGCCGTCGTTTTGGCGGGTAAATAAGGTATCGGGAAAGGATACGGAAAATGGATGTTTTGGATGTTGTTGAGGCTTTGAAGGCTAAGGCTGAGGAGTTGGCTGTTGATGAGTTGGATTGGTTTGAGAGCGAGAACAATTCTCGTGTTGTTGGTTTGGATTGGTGTGGTGGGGTTGGTTTTGTGATTGACCCTGAGAGCCCTGCGTTTCCGTGCATTGAGCAGTTTGTTGCTTTTGATGGGGATACTTATGTTGTTTATGAGGGTGAGGGAAACTAAATGATGAATAAGGCGCAGTTGTTGGCGTTCATTGAGAAGAACTATACGGATGATGATTTGTTTGGTGGTTTGGCTTTTTGGACTAAGGGTGATGTTGAACTGAATGAGGATGTTTCTTTGTCGGTTGAGCAGTTTGAGCGTTTTGATTTGTGGTTTGAGAAGTATGCTGATGGTTCGTTTGATTACAATGAGGCTGTTGCTTATGCGTTGAAAGAGGAGGTTGCCTGATGGCTGATTGGGTTTGGTTGTTGGTGTCGGGGGTGGCGGTTAGCATGTTGTGGTTGTTGTTGATTGTTGCTGGTGTGGCTTTGCCGTTGGTGTTTGCTGGTTGGTTGTTTGTTTTGTCGGCTGTTGTTTCTATGGGTCAGATTGGGCGTGAGTGATGGGTGAGAGTGAAGTGTTTGCTTTTGATGAGGTTTGGCAGGCTGGGTATGAGCAGTGCAAGATTGATGACACTAAGAAGGTGGAGTTGGCGTTGCATGTGATTTCGTATTTGGTGAAAGAGAATGACCGTTTGAAGGCTTTGTTGGAGGCTAAGAATGGCTGAGTGGTTTGGTGATGATTTGAACATGGTTGTGTTGCCTAATGGCGATTTTTATCATGCGTCTGCTGTGGTGGTTGATACTACGGATTGGTCTTTGAGTGATTTCCGTCAGTTTGATGCTTGTCCTGCTGAGTTGAGGCAGAAGTTGGCTGTGATGATTGATAGCATCAAGCGGGCTGAGCAAATGTCGGTGGTTGAGATTACGGTTGACCGTAATGGGTTGCAGATAAAGGAAACACCCCCCGCTGGTGAGTTTGCGGAGGGTGTTTCTGGAGGGGAAAGGATGTAAATGAGGAACTATTTGTTTGTGGCGACCAAGCCACAGTATTATTCAAGCATAGGTTTTGGTGTTGTCAAGGCGACTGCGCCGAATGGAAAAGGAGAAATGAATGAGTAAGGAACTGAAAGAGTTTGAGGCGTTGGTTGCTGATGCTAAGGCTCGTTTGATTGCTGGTAAGGCTGTTGCTCAGCCTGAGAGTGATAAGTTGGCTGTTGAGGCTGAGGATGCTGTTATGGCTAATGAGTTGTTGGCTGAGCGTGAGGCGTTGGATGATGAGATAAAGGTGTTGGAGGCTCGTAAGAAGTCTATTGATGCGATTATCAAGACGGCTATTGGTGATGCTGATGAGTTGTTGGTTCATGGGGCTAAGGTCGCTAGTATTAGTAGGTGGCGTGAGACTGCTGTGTTGACTGATGCGGTGAAGGACATGTTTCCGTTGTTGGATTTCCCTGAGTTGTATAAGCGAACTGATAAGAGTAGGTTGAACATTCACTAATGTTTGAGTTGCGTGAGAGGTGCAGTTGCGGTGCTGATTTCAGTGTCGTGGATGCGCCTCTCACGGAGGCTCGTAAGTTGTTGCGTGAGTGGCGTCGTGTTCATGTTTGTGGGCAGGGTGAGGAGGATGTGGCTATGGTTGCGTCTACTACTGGGGCTGTTGTTGAGCGTGGTAGTGTTTTGGGTTTCAGATGGTCTGAGCCTGTTGAGTTTGAGGAGGATTAGTTATGGCTATGGTTTGGGTTAAGGTGAATGCTGGTGTTCGCCGTTATGTTGATGACCGTATGATTTCGCCGTGTCGTGTGTGTGGTGAGGTTTTGTCTGTTTGTTGGGCATCTGAGTGTGATGGGTCTCGTGAGTTGGAGGCGAAGAGTAAGTGAGTGGGGAGTCGTGGTTGGAACCTCCAGAGTTTGAGGGTTGTGTTTGCGGGGCTGATGGTGAGCCTGATGAGTGTGTTTGTTTGGATGATTTTTGTGATGGTTGCGGGTTTGCGGACTGTCAGTGCGATTTTGATGTGAGGAAGTAAATGAGTCTTGGTGAGTTGGTTGGTGGCCTTGAGCATGTTCGTCGTGTTTGTGGCTATAAGGATGTTGACATCCAGTTTGATTTGGAGTGGATGTTTGATGATTATTATGTGAATGTTTTCCGTGATGGTGTTGTGGTTGCGGAGGGTTTGTCTACTTTGGGTGATTTTGAGCGTGTGTGGGATTGGTTGGGAACTAACTATCCTGAGGTTGATTGGGGCGAGCAGGAGTTCTGATGGGGTTAGTGGAGGAGGTTTTGTTTCCGTATCAGATAACGGCTGCTGAGCGTATCGCTGCTCAGGGTAGGTTGTTGTTGGCTGACCAGCCTGGGTTGGGTAAGACTTTGGAGGTGTTGGGTGGTTTGGAGTTGGCTGGGTTGTTTGATAGGCCTTCTGCGATTTTGATTGTGACACCGATTGTGAATGCTCAGACCACTTGGCGTGATACTTTGGAGCGTTTTGTGAAGAGGTTCCATGACATTGTGGTTGTGGATGTGTCGGTGGGTAGTGCTACGGTGAAGGCTAAGGCGTTTCGTGCTGGCATTGTTGAGAGTGTTGAGTCTGGTAAGCCTACGGTGTTTTTGGTGAACCATAATGGTTTGGATTGGGTGAAGGACTCTCACCGTGTGAAGGGTTTTGATGACATCAGGTTTGATGCTGTTGTTGTTGATGAAAGCCACATGGTGTTGCCTATTCGTATGGGTGGGGGTGTGACGAACTTTTGGCGTGGGTTGGCTAGGTTGCGTATGCCTGAGGGTTGTGTTCGTGTGGCTGTGTCTGGTACTCCTGACCGTGGGAAGTTGGAGAACAGGTTTGGCACTTGGCGGTTTTTGTTTGGTGATGTTGTTGGGCATGATTTGTGGAAGTGGTTGGGTGATTGGTTTTTCATTGTTGACCAGCGTGTTTCTAAGAGTCGTGTTGTGAAGATGGTTGCGGGTTTACGTAAGGAGAAGGAGTGGGTTGAGCGTGACCGTGTGTGGATGTTGCGTCGCACTAAGGCTGAGGTGTTGACTCAGTTGCCTCCTAAACGTTATGTGGATGTTGAGGTTGAGTTGTCTGGTCGTGAGCAGGCTAAGTATTTTGGTGCTCAGATGGTTTATGAGGAGCAGTTGCGTGGTGGTGACCATTCGGGTGCTATGACGTTTGCTTTGAGGTCTCGTCAGTTGGCTACTTGTAGTTGGGATGACGGGTGGGAACCTGTTGTTGGTGAGGTTTCCGCTAAGTTGGAGTGGTTGGTTGAGTGGTTGTCTGAGCGTGGGTTTGTTGAGCGTGATGACATGGCTGATAATACGGCTAAGGTTGTGATTGTTTCTCAGTTCAGTAAGGTTTTGCGTTGGGTGCAGAGGGAGTTGAAGAGTATTGGGGTTGATGCTGTTGTTTTGGATGGGTCTGTTGGTAGTGGCGAGCGTGCTAGTATCCAGAACGATTTCCAGACGGGCAATTTACGTGTGGTTTTGTTGTCTGGTTCTATGGGCGTTGGTATCAATTTGGATGCTGCAGACGATTTGATTATGTTGGATTTGCCGTATGACCCTGATAGGGTTGAGCAGATTGAAGACCGTGTGCATCGTGCGTCTAGCAATCATCAGGTGACGATTTGGAATGTTGTTGCTAGGGATACGATTGACCAAGTTATTTTGGAACGTGTGTCGAAGCGTTACAAGATTACTCGTGAGTTGTTAGATGGTAGTCGTGGTGTTGATTTTGCTCGTGAGGTTATGGCTATTGTTGTCAAGGAGAAAATGGAGGATGAGGAATGACTGGTAAGTTGTTAGGTGATGGGTTTGAGCATCGTGAGTTGATGCGTTTGTATGCTGCTTTGGATAAGGAGGAGTGGCAGGTTCCGTGTGTTCAGGCTCCTGATTTGTATTTCCCTGAACGGCCTGAACATATGAAGGCTGATGTGAAGGGTGATTTGGCTTTGGCTAACATGGCTAAGGATGCTTGTTTGGATTGTCCTGTGATGATGTTGTGTTTGGAGGTTGCTGTGAATACTCGTCGTGAGTATGGTATTTGGGGTGGCACTAATTGGCATGAGCGTAAGGCTATTATTCGTGAGCGTAAGAAAGTGAAGAAGGTTGACTAATGGATTTTGATGAGTGGGTAAAGTTTGGGTATGAGCAGGGCTGGGTTGGTCCTCCTGTTTGTGAAACACATGATGGTTTGCCTTTCACTGAGGCTGAGGCTGATGCTGATGAGCCTTGTATTCACATCATGCGTTTGTATGAGAATGCTGAGCATAAGGCTGCTATTGAGGCTGAACATTCGCCGTCGGTTTGGCGTGCAACTAATCAAGGTTGGGGTAAGTAAATGGATGTGAATGAAATGGCTAAGGGGATTAGCCGTCATATTAGCGAACAAGATTTTCAGTATGGTGTTCAGGATGAGCGTGAACGCATTATCAAACTGCTAGAATACCGCCTTAGCCCGATTACTTATGAAAGTCATGAGTGTGTCGCTATCGAAGATGTTGTCGCTCTTATCAAGGGGGAAAACAAATGCATTCACGAAATAGAGGTATTTGGTGCACCTTGTTTAGGTGGAGATTTCCATGAATACTGCCTTAAATGTGGTTGGGTTGAGCCTTGTGAGATAGACGGAGAGAACGAGTGAGTGTTTTTTACGATGACCTAGACGATAACATGCTAGACCCTGAGTTCGCTTACGAGTTTGGTAGGCAAGAGCGTGAGATGGAAATTATCGAACTAGCCAAAAAACTAGAACACAGGAGTATGACTCACAGCGAACTTTGCACTCGTGAGCATTACTACGTAGAGAAACTAATTGCTGCTATCAAGGGAGAGAACAAATAATGGCTACAGTAAAAATTATCAACGGTAAGCAGGATGCAACGGATGATGTTGCTGTTGCTGCAGCACACAAATGGATGCAACGCATCACCGAACTATTCCTAACAGAACGTTCTTTCCAAACCGTCATTGGTATTAGTGAGGTTGGGTCTGATTGTCGTAAGTGTGTTGCCCGCAAACTGGCTGGGAAACCTAAGAAACCTGACGGCTCATGGTACCCGTTCATTGGTACTGCTGTCCACGCCTCTTTGGAGGAGGGTTTTGCTCGTTGGCCTGACGATTACAAACTCGAGGGTCGTATTGATGTGCACGAATACAAGTCGTTGAAACTTGGTGGGTCGTGTGACATGTTTGCTTTTCAGGATGGTGTTGTCAACGATTGGAAGGTTGTTGGTGAACGTGCCCTGAAGGAGGCTGCTGGTGGCAAAATTAAAGACCAGTACCGTATCCAGGCTATGCTTTATGGTCTCGGATGGAAAAGAAAAGGTTTCGATGTTACGCATGTCGCCTTGACGTTCTTGCCTCGTGATGTAGATTTATCAAACGCACAAGTTGTTATGCTTCGTTATGATGAGGCTGTTGCTCTTGAAGCGTTAGCAGCGTTGGAGGTTATGATTGATGCTGCAGAGATTATTGGTTGGGATGCTGTTATTGACCGCCAACCTAAGGCTTCTTTCTGTTGGGACTGTAAAAAGTTTGAGCAGGAAGAAAATGTCAACGATGTTTCGTCGTTGATTTAAAGTAAGAAAACTAGAAAACTAAGTAAAGGAAAAAACAATGGTTGATGTAAACATTATGTTGCCAGACCCGAACAGTCTTTTGACTGCTCAGTCTGTGCCAAGCATCTCGTTCAAGGATGCAAAGGTTGGCGATGCGTACACTGGTACCATCACTAACTTGGAAACTGCTCAGGTTCGTAACTTTGAGACGGGCGACCCTGAGTACTGGGAAGATGGTAACCCTAAGTTGCAGATTGTTGTGACTTTGGCTACCGATTACCTCGACCCTGATGTCGAGGGGGATGACGGAACTCGTAAGGTTTACCTGTTCGGTCAGAAGTTGCAGGCTGCTAAGCAGGCAATGAAAGAGGCAGGCGTCACTAAGTTGGAGAAGGGTTTCAAGTTCACCATCAAGTTCGCTGGTGAGAAGCCATCTTCTAACAAGAAGTACAACAACGTGAAGTTGTATGAGATTACTCTCGCTAAGGGCTCTTCGAACCCTGCGGTGGATGCTCTGCTTGCTTCAGGTGCTGAGGTGGTTGCTGAGAAGTTGACCCCTGAGCAGTTCGACAAGGCGAAGAAGTTGGAAGCAGCAGGTTTTGTTGCTGAGGAAATCGCCTCGACTATGGGTGTCAACAAGTATGCTGTTGTGGCTGCTTTAGAACTCATCTAAAATAGTATTGAGGGGCACGGCCTACCTCCTCCACACTCACCCCGCCGTGCCCCTCTTTCCATCTCTTTTGAAAGGATTTGAAGGCATTGACCAAGCCATTTCAGGAACTACTTGAACGTTTAGGACGTTCACCAGACGATGTTGTTACCGTCTGTTACCAGTCCGCAACACAGGGTTTTCGTGTAAAGCAAACTAAAGTTTCGCTTGCTGACACCATTGTGGATGCGTTGACCGATTTGAATTGCAACGTGTGGTTTGAAATCAACCCATCGGTTGCTGAGGGCCGTGCAAGGGCTGAGGATGTTTCCCGTCTTGCAGCGGTGTGGATTGACATTGATTTCAAGGAAACAGGTATTCAGTCTGCAGATAATGCTCATGAACTTGTTGACCTGATTACTGATTTGATTGCTGTGCCACCTACTGCTGTTGTGCAGTCTGGTCACGGCTTGCAACCTTACTGGGCGATTGACCCTGAAGAGGATTTCACGCAGGGGCGTGGCGCTGGCATTCTTGCCCGTTGGGGTGCATTTGTTCGTTGGGTTGCTGCATCACAGGGCGGACAGTTGGACAGTGTGTTCGACTTGCCTCGTATTTTCCGTGCCCCAGGTGGCATCAACTATAAAGACCCTGAGCGTCCAGTCCGTGTAGCATCTGAGTTTGCTGAAAATTGGCGTCCATTGTCTTTGGATGAGTTGGACGACATTCTTATTGCTCACGGGTTTGCTACGGTGCAGACCATGCCTGAGGACTTTGAGCAAATGTCTTCAGCAACTGATTGGCAGTACGCTGAGGTTGACTGCGCTTGGACACCTAACCTTTTCGCATCGGTCAGACCTACCAGTGGTGTGCCTAAGTCACGTCACGGTTGGTTGTTGCAACAGTTGGTGAAAATCAATGCTGCACACCGTAATGGTTGCATCACTGAGGAATCTGCCAAGGTGTTGCTTGTTGCGTTGAAGACGCAGTTTGAAGAGTTTTTGAAGCATGCCCCTTCCCGCCCAATGAACCCTGGTGAGTTGGAGGGTGCTAACAGGTGGGCGGTTGCTCGTGTCGAGTCTTTTGATGAGAAGAAGTTGGAGGACGAACTTCGTAAGCATAGCCACAAAAGTGAACTCTCAGTCAACCCAATGGTGGGACTTGAGGGACATGCTATAAAGAATGAGTATGAGCATCAAGAACTTGTAGAAATTTATGACGCTTCGTTCTATGCGTTTGGTCGCACCGATGCTGCTAATAGCCACCGTCTCATACACTTCATGCAGAACAACTATAAGTATGTGACTGATGTGGGTTGGCACAAATGGGATGGTGCCCGTTATGCGTTGGATAAAGAGAAGTCCATTATGCAGGTCGCTATCGAAGCAACAAAATTTAGTCTAAACTGTAATGCCGATGATGCCCAGTTGAAGTGGGCTCAACAGTCCGCTAACAAAGATAGGCTACAGAATGCTATTACGATTGCGGGCACTGACGAAGAGGTTCTGGTACCTACTATCCAGTTGGATGCTGAGGCTGATAACCTTTGCACTCCTGATGGGATTGTCAACCTCCGCACGGGTGAAATTCGCCCAGCGATTAAAGGTGTTGACCTTAATACAAGGCAAACCAGCGTCTCTCCATCAACTATGGATACTCCGCTGTGGGATACGTTCCTCAAAGAAATAATTGAGGACGAAGACCGCATCAACTATTTGCAAGAACTATTCGGTGCTTGTTTGTTTGGCGACTCACGTTTCCACGTGTTGCCAGTGTTTGTTGGCACAGGTGCTAACGGAAAGTCAACTATCTTAGATGTCATCTCAGGAATCCTCAACGACTACTCAGCAACCATGCCCGAAAACTTTCTACTTGACACTACGGGCAACGCACACCCAACTGACATTGCACGACTTAGAGGAGTACGTCTTGCCGTGGCTTCGGAAACAAGGCCTGACGGTAAGTTTAACGAAAGCCGAGTAAAGATGTTGACAGGTGGCGACACCTTGTCAGCCCGTTTCATGGGTCAAAACTTCTTCGACTTCAAACCAACACACACACTCTTCATGGCTGTGAACCACTTGCCTGAAGTGAAATCTGGTGGTGACGGTTTCTGGCGTCGTCTTCGCAAAATTGATTTCCGTAAAACTATCCCCGCTGATAAGCGTAAGGAGAACTTTGCCCAGTTGCTCATCCAAGAAGAGGGCCCAGGTATCCTCCAATGGATGGTCGATGGTGCTGTCCGTCTAACCAACCAAGGCTTCCACGAACCTGACTCAGTGAAGATGGCCACCCAGTCTTACCGTCACGAAGAAGACCACATTGCCAAGTTCTTGGACGAGAAAACCATTGTTGCTGACACAGCATCGGTCACCAAGGTTGCCATGTACAACAGTTACCGTGACTGGTGCTCTGAAAACGGCGAGAAGCCTGTCACCCAGAACAACCTATCTCGTGAGGTTCGTGCCCGCCTAGGCGTCGCAGAGTCCTCTAACGCAGGTTTCCGCATGTTCATTGGTGTGGAGTTGTTGAAGGCTGCCCCACCTCAAGAGGTCAGCATCTCTGAAATGTTCGACATCGTAAACAAGGACAAAGATGAATACTGGCGATGACCCTTGCCTGCCATGCCGTGCAGGTTTCCACAACGAATGCCACTCAACATGGGACGCATCATTCACTGAACTTTGCTGCTGCGGTGGCGAAGTCAAGTTCACAGCAAACGGTGACGTAAAGGCTGCAGATGCCCCTGTAGGCGACTTTGGTGTGGAAGTTGACTCAGGCTACATCAATGACGGCTATGAGGCTACAAAAGACCTTGCAGACTACAAGGACCCAGTGTCCACAGGGCGAAAAAGGGCTGCAGAAATGTACCCCATTTCGACTGGAATGGTCTGCGAGTGGGCTGGTCTTGCTAAGGCTGGCGGTGGAGTGGTGCCTATCGTGGGTTGTGTTGGTCGCCCAGCCACCGATAGGCACCATGGGCCTGATAAGAACACGATGAACAATGCGCCAAC